CAAAGATCCCGGTTCGGCGGCCGCGCCGACGGCCGGTCTGCATTTTACCGAGGAGCTTTTGCAGCGGATCCGGGCTAAGGGGGTGCAGGTAGCCGAGGTTTTGTTAAACGTTGGCTTGGGCACTTTCCGGCCGGTCAAGGTGGAGAATATTGAGGAACACCAAATGCACGCGGAATATTACGAGGTAACCAGCGAGACGGCGGAGCTGATCAACCGCTGCCGGCGGCAGGGCGGCCGTATAGTCAGCGTTGGCACGACCAGCACCCGCACCTTGGAAACCGTCAGCACGGAGGACGGTCTGGTGCAGCCCGGCAGCGGCTGGACGCGCAAATTCATCTATCCCGGCTATCGCTATAAGGCCGTGGACGCCCTGGTTACTAATTTTCACCTGCCAGGCAGCACGCTGATGATGTTGGTTTCAGCCTTTGCCACGCGAGAGCAGATCATGCAGGCTTATCAAACCGCCGTAGCCGAGGAGTACCGGTTTTTCTCCTTTGGCGACGCGATGCTCATTCTATAACAGATTTAAAAATCAGAATTAAAAACCGCTAAACCTCTTGCTGTGTGGGGTTCGGCGGTTTTTGCTGTCTTTATTCCCGATACAAAAATTTGTGTTCAATGCCGTTTTTGAAGCGTATAGATTGAATTTTACCGTCAAAAATACAAAAGTTTTGACAAGTGGAATTGATAAATTCTTTGACGATTTTAGGGTCAAGTTGTCGTATCAGCTTTGAAAAATTGACTTCCCGATTCGCAAGCAGCTTTTGTGTCATGAGATAGTATGAGGCCATTGCGACGAACTCATTATCTGAAACTGAACCGCTTTGCGAATTTTTGCGATTGATTTCTTTTAGCCTTTTGTTTATTTTCCCCAGTGCGTCAGTAATTGATTTTTGCTCTATGATAAATTCTGATTCAGATATACTGCTGTCGCTGTAGAGATAAAGGTTTTTCAGCCGCTCCAAGGCGCGTTCATTGCGGCTCTGTTCGGCCATCAACAGTTCTTTTTCCTCTACGGTCGGTTTAGCTATGATGTTATGCACAGTTCTTGAGGTAAAAACTACCTTGTCTTTAGGCTGCTGTTTAAGCATTTCGTAAAGCTGTTCCAGTCCCTCTATGTGCATAACATCTTTGAACAGGGGGCCGCGCAGAAGCTTTTTCTCCAGCGTGGCCAGCGAGGTGGTTTTGCCAAAGCTGCGCTGCGCTCTTAGAATGTTAGAAATATAATTTAGGACGAATGGGCCAAGTGTGGTATCGGATATGTATTTGTTTTGGCAGTCGGCAAAGCGGCGCTTGCGGGTGCAGGAGTAAATAGAGGGCCGCCAGCCGTCGGCTCTGGCTCTATCTATTGTGGCCGACATGTTGCTGCCGCAGGAGCCGCACTCAAGCAGACCTGCGAAAATGTGAGTGTTCTTGCGCTCATAGGTTTTGCGCGTCTGCTCATTGCGGTTTTGAGAACTTAGTATTTCGCAGACGTTCTGCCACCGTTCAGCCTCGATTATGGCAGGGTGGTGATCTTCTATGATTATCCAGTCGCTTTCGTCCTTTACCCTTTGCCTGACGCCTTCTTCTCGATAATTATAACGATATGAGCCGGTGTAAAATGGATTTTTCAGGATTATGCTGACGGTTGTGGGATTCCAGGGCTTCCCTTTGCGGCTGGATATGCCGCGGTCGTTTAGATCTCTGGCAACAGCAAGTAGTGAGCGTTTTTCCTCGTAGAGGTCAAACATCATCTTTACGATCACAGCCTCGTGGCTGTTGATTCGGAAGGTTTTGGTCGCCTTGTCGTAATCGTAGCCGTAAGGGATTTTACCGCCGTTCCAGGCGCCGCCGGCAGCTCTGGAATACATAACAGACGATACCCGTTCCGAAGTAACCTTGCGTTCCAATTCAGCAAAGACCAGAATTATTTTAAGCATGGCCTCGCCCATTGCGGAGCCGGTATCAAACTGTTCATTTTTGGATACAAAGATAACGCCCAGTTTCTTCAGTTCTTCATACATCGCCGCAAAATCAAGCAGATTGCGGCTTATGCGGTCAAGTTTCCAAACTAGCAGATGCGAAAATTCTCCGTTCCGTATTTTGCTCATCATTTTTTTATAGGCCGGGCGTTCTGTGTTTTTGCCGGAATAACCGGCGTCCTCGAATACCTCGTAATCAGAGATGTTGAGGGCGTATTGGCAATAGTTGATCAAATCCTTGCGCTGGACGGGCAGGCTGTCTTTGTCAACCTGCCAATGGGTTGAAACGCGAATGTATAGAGCTGCCTTTTGTTTATCTGATTTTTGTTTTTTCATACTCTGACCTCTGTTTTTTTGCGGACTGTCCATAGGATTATCCGAGGATTTTTTTAGGATAATCCAGTGCAACCAGCACCAGCACCATTTAAATAATATATTATAGCGCTCAATCTTAGCAGAAAGAGCGCTGTTATTTTTGTCTGAGAAAATCTTGCAGATTGATAATTTTCTGCTGCTTTATTAGCCTATTGCTTTCTCTTTTAAGGGCGAGCGCAGCATTGTATCTTTTTCGTCCTCTGTCATATAATCCTCCAGAATATTCCAAAGCAGTTTTTTATCGCGGTCGCTGGCTTTGCTGTAGCAGCGTATCAACAGCTTGAGTTCTGGAGTTTTGTCGGAATTTCTGTTAGGGATAGCGGTTGTGCCAAGAAGATAATCGACCGAAACATTGAGAGCTTTGGCTATTGAGATTACCAGAAATACGTTTGGTTGATGTATGCCGTTGATATAACGGGATATGGTGGCCTCGGTGGTGTTTGCGGCTTCGGCCAGCCATTTTTGACTGATGCCGCGCTCGTCCATAATGGATCTGAGTAAATTGCTGAAAGGAATGTCCTGCATAGTTGATCGCCTCCGTGGTTACCATTATATAAGTTTATTACGCAACTGTAAATAAAAATTACGAAAAATATAATTTTACTATTGACAATTACCATTTGGTAAGTTAGAATATATATAGAAACCAAAAGAGGGGCGGTGATTAAATGGAGAAGTTGGTTACAAATTGCATGGAGTTAAAATTTGCTCGTATGAGAGCCGGATTTTCACAGCAGGAAATAGCCGACAGATTAGGCAAAACGCTGGCCAGTTACTCCAAAAAGGAACGCGGGGAAGTCATATTCCTGCCAAATGAAATTTTGGAACTGACGTTGTTGCTTGGGCTTGATTACCAACGGTTTAACTATATTTTTTTTGCCAATAAATTACCGTTTGGTAAGAACGACCGGTTTATGACTAAATAATTGCTATCTTGTTAAATTATAAACTGACAAAGGGGAAAGAGCAATGCAGTGTGGTTGCGGGAAAGGCAGTGAAAATATCTATCTTCGCTGCCGAAAAGAGGCGGCAAAATACAACGAAAGGCTTAACAGCAGAGAAGGAGCTGCTGAACTGCTTGGCATTTCAGTATCATCATTGGCCAATTACGAGCTTGGGATAACCAAAGTCGTGCCGCCTGATATGGTGATTATGATGGCAGATCTCTACAACGCCCCACAGTTAAAGACGCATTACTGCGCTTATGAATGTCTTATGGGGCAGGGCGCGCCGATAGCCACAGAGATAAACAGCATTGAACTTGTTACCGTAAAGATTATGCAGTCCTTGTCCGGTGCCAAGCTTGAGAATATTAAGGAGCAGTTGATCGAGATCGCGTCTGACGGCATCGTCAGCGAGAAAGAAATGCCGTTATTGCAAAATATAGTTAATTATCTGAACGGCGTTGCGCAGACAATCGGCGAACTCAGCCTGATTTGCCAAAAATGCCTTGGAAGTGATAAAAATGCTCAAAGCAGATGAGTTAAGAGAAATCCTGAAAAGGGAATATGGCATAAATTCTGATGCTGAACTTGAGGCCGCTATCGACAATATGCAGGGAGTGAATATTGAATTGTTTGCGCCGGAAAAAAGGAAAAGGCAGGAGAGAGTGGATATAAAATCTTTCCTGGAAAAAACGAGGTTGAGGTGATAAAGATTGAGCCGTTATGTTTTTCCGGATCATCCGGCGATAAGAGAGGCCGAAATGTATGGTTGGCCTGATTTTGATGAAATGCAGGACGATGAATTGTCCATGCTGATTAACGAAGATTTTGGGGTTGGTGAAGATGTTGAGATTACCGGAATTTCCGGAGCTGAAGTTTGAGGAAAAACGCCATATTTACACTTTGGACGGTCAGCAACTGCCAAGTGTTACGGCGCTTATGCGCCCACTTTCCTCTGTGGTGTATAAGGATATTGACGAAGCGGTTTTGAACAGAGCCGCGGCAAGAGGCACTGCCGTGCATAACGCTATTGAGAATTACGCTAAATTCGGCATAGTTGATATTGCTCCGGAATATAGGGGTTATTTGCAAGCCTATCTTAAATGGGAAAAGGACTACGGCCCTGCTCTTATTGCGAATGAGAGCAGGGTGTATCATAAGCATTTGCGCTATGCCGGCACAATGGATATGGCGTGCACGATCAACGGAGTTGTTACATGCGTTGACTTTAAAACATCGTATGTAATTGAGGAAATTTTAGTTCGGGTGCAGCTTGAGGCTTATGCCAAAGCTTTTGACAGTCACGGCTTTGCCATGCAGGACAAAATAGCCTTACAGCTCAAAAAGGACGGCACTTACAAAGCGTTTTGTTATCATGGCTGCGATACCGAGGCTTGGCGAATTTTCGGTACGTTGTGCGAATTGCACGGATATATAAAAAAATATTGGAGGTAATAATCATGCAGAATGTAGCTGCGGAAGTTTTGAACGAAAAGGTTATCGCCGTTTTGCCCGATACCAGAGCGGCGGGAGAGCGCGAATTGATTCGCTCGGTTACAGTGATTGAGGGACAGGCCGAAAATATCAATATTTTTGATGATAGCGGGTATCAGGCGGCGGCAGAGTTTGGCCGGGAATTGAAACGCAAGAGCGCGGAAGTCAAGGCCTTTTTCAAGCCGATGAAAGAGGCGGCCAACAAAACGCACAGAGAGATTTGCCAGCGCGAAAATGACATGCTTGCTCCCTTGAAAAACGCCGAGGCCATTTTGAAAAGGGAAATGGGGCGTTACAGACTGGAGCAGGAACAGCGGCGCGCGGAAATGGAACGCCAACTGCGGCAGGCTGCTCAGGCCGAGGCGGAGCGAAAATTGGCGGAGGCCATAGCCGCTGAAGAACATGGAGATTATGAAAAGAGCGAGGCGGCTTTGCTGGACGCTCAAATTATTGATACGGCCAGCCGCAGTGCCTCCTTACAGATCGAACCGCCCAAGGCTGTGGGGACAAACGTCAGCAAGGATTGGGAAATTGTTTCAGTAGACGAGGCGCTTGTGCCGGTGGCCGTGGCTGGGATACCTATCAGGCCGGTTGATAAAGCCGCCGTTATGCGGTTGATCCGTAGCAGTAAGGGTACGGTGCAAATTCCGGGCATTACTTACCGGGAAACAGTCAAAATGTCGTTCAGAAAATAGAAAGCGAGGTTGAAAACTATGTCGTTAGAAATGGTTAAATATGAAAGCGCTTATGGCGCTGTTGAGCTTACCGCCGAGGACGTTACCAAATATTTGGCTCGCGGCAACAGTGATTTGACCGATAAGGAAATCAAATTGTTTCTGGAGCTGTGCAAATTCCAGAAGATCAATCCGTTTGTGGGCGAGGCCTATGCGATTAAATTTGGCAGTGAGTTTCAAATGGTGATCGGTTATGACACCTACAAACGCCGCGCTGAAGAAAATCCCACCTATGCTGGCCGCAAGTCCGGCATTACAGTTCTGAGAAACACGGAGGTAATACAGAAAGAAGGAACCTGCCTTTATCCTGGGGAAACGCTTGTTGGCGGCTGGTGCCGGGTATTTCGCAAAATCGGCGATCGCATTGATGAAACTTTCAAAGAGGTCGGCCTTAAAGAATATGACAAAGGGCAGGCAAACTGGAAAACCAGGCCTTGTACGATGATTGAAAAGGTTGCGGTATCTCAGGCTTTGCGTAACGCTTTTCCAACGGATTATGTCGGCCTTTATACAGCCGAAGAATTTTCTCAGGACGAAGCCAATGTGGAGCGCACAGCTATTACCTGCGACGGCGATATTATTGATACTAACATAGAAACGGTTGCGGCGGAGGCTGACGTGCCGATCACGCAGGAGCAAAGGCTTGCTATGTTTCAGCTTGTTTACGATAATTTTGGCAAAGAAGCAGGCAATGATCTGGTTGCTAAACTTTTGAAAGATGAGGGCTTGGAGTCCACGACCGGCTTGCCAATATCCGTTTACAAACGGTTGCTGGAACGTATTGGTGAGGCGATAAACAAGGCCAATGCCGACAAGGAACAGAAAAACGCCGCGCCGCCCGAATCTGCTGAAACCCAGCCGTCAAGTCAGGAATAAACGCATGGACGGCAGGGTATGCCGTCAGGGAAAGCTGGTGATAAGGTTGGCTTGGATTAGCGTACATAGCCAGGTCGTTGGAGGAAAATTGAGAGAACTCTCAAAAGCGATAGGCTGCCCGCAGGAATATGCTTTGGGCGTGCTTGTGACGCTCTGGCTTTGGGGGCTTGATAATTGCGATAGCAGCGGCAGAGTTCTGAATGCTGATAAGGAGGATATTTTAGAGGCGTTCAGCCAAAAACTGCTTGGTAAGCTTAACGGTGAAAAATTGGTTGAAAGTTTAATTGCCACCAGATGGCTGGACGAGCCGGAGCCGGGAGTTCTGTTTATTCACGATTGGGATACTTGGCAGGAGCAATGGTACAAATTCCAGCAGCGCAAGGCTTATGACGCCGAGCGTAAACGCCAGGAGCGGGCTAAAAAACATTTGCAAACAGCAACTGGGTCAGAATCGAATCCCGATGTCAGCTTAGAAAGTTCCGAAAGCGATGGGGGTAACGGCGAGATTGTAGCAGATAAACCCAAAATGGCAACCTGCCGTTACCCTAAAGGGTTTGAAGAATTTTGGCAAGCTTATCCACGGCACGTTGATAAAGGCAATGCTTATAAGAAATATGCGGCGCGTTTGAATGACGGTTACTCTGAGGCCGAATTGCTAGCCGCTGCTGCCAATTATGCCGAGCAATGCAGACAGGATAATACAGAGCCGAAATATATTAAGCATCCCAAGACATTTTTGAGCGACGCTATGCCCTTTCTGGACTATCTAAATGTAGCACGGGCTGTACAGCAGGAAATAATCGATCCTGCCAATGAGAATCCTTTTAGATTCGGTGATGAGAATGAATAGCATTGATGAATTAGTTGCATCCAAAGAAATAGAGCAGGGTAGCGTTGATAGCGATGATTCGCGCTGGAAGCTCGAAGAAGAACGGTATGCCGCTAGGCAGAGGGCGCGAAGGATCAAACAGCTTCGGGCCGATAGCTTGCTGGACAATAAGTTTCGGGAGGCAAGCTTTGAGAATTTTGAGCGAACTAAATCCAATACCAGGCAGTTTGAATTTTGCCATAGATACGCAGAGCATTTTGCCGAAATGGTAAAGCAGAATCAGGGACTTTTGCTTTATGGGAATGTTGGTTCTGGCAAAACTTATTTGGCCGCGTGTATTGCCAATTACCTGCTGGACAATGAAGTATCTGTTGTTATGACCTCTTTCGTTCAGATATTGCGTGACGCTCAAAATTTTAGCAATGATTTTGACGAATGGCGGTTTATACGGAAACCCAAACTACTGATAATTGACGATCTTGGCGCGGAACGCAGTACGGATTATGCCCTGGAAAAGGTTTATGGCATAATCGACGGCAGGTATCGGTCTAAGAAACCAATGATTTTGACCACTAATTTGTCCTTGGGGCAAATGCAAGCCTCAACCGATATTCGCTATGCTAGAATTTACGATAGGATTTTTGAAGTATGTTATCCTATTGAATTTCAGGGTAGATCTTTTAGGACAAGAGAGGCTTTTCGCAGGTATGAAAAAATGACGCGTTTTTTGGAGGGGAAAGATGAAGCTTAGGATTTTCAATGAGGATGACCGCATGGCAGTCGCGGCGATCCTTGTTAAAAATGGCTATCAGGTGAGCCAGGGCAAAGAGTTGCGCACGGCCAAAAGCTATGATTACTATTTAGAGGTCGTTGACGTCCGGCCTGCCGCGAGTAAAAAAAATGAAAATTAAATTTATCATTCTGGGCGAACCCCAGGGAAAGGGTCGGCCTAAATTCAGCCGGCAGGGCAGTTTTGTTAAAACATATACGCCGGATAAAACGGTTCTCTATGAGAATCTGATCCGCACCGAATACCTGCGGCAGTGTCCCGGTCGGCGGTTTCCGGATAAGGTGCCGCTGGAAATGAAAATAACGGCTTGGCACACCATACCGGTGAGCGCCAGCAAGACCAGGCAGAGGGCTATGGAGGCAGGTGAGATTAGGCCGGTGAAAAAGCCTGATGCGGATAACATAATCAAGGTTGTAGCGGACAGCTTGAACCAAGTGGCTTACCGGGACGACGCAGATGTAGTCAGGGTATCGCTGGAAAAGTTTTATGGCCGGCAGCCCAGATTAGAAATTGAAATTAAAACGTTGGAGGAATGATTATGCGTATACCCAAGGAGTTTGCATTAACGCTTGCGAGCGACACTTTTAATGCTCTGAAAGTGGATTTTGACAATGTGCTGAAAAAGACGTTGAGCAATATGCAGGAAAAAGGCAGCGAGGCGGCCGAGGTTAAAGTCAGTTTGAAAATCTCTTTTGAGAAAGGCGAGCAGTCAGATATTCAGATCAACGATTTAGACGGCAAGCGCGAGGTTATTATTCCGCGCTTTGACCACAAGGTCAGTTCGGTTTTGCAAATAAAGGACGAGGCCAGCGGCACGTTAGGCGGCGGGTATGAGTTGGTGTTTGATAAGGTGCGCAGGGAATATGTTATGCGCGAGATCATAAGCCCTCAGACCAACCTGAACGATTATCTTGGGTGATTGTATAGGAGGGCCGAGCGGTATGAGTAAAAGAAAATTTCGACAAGGCCAGGTCGTTACGAGCTTAGATGAGCTTTTCAATCATAAATTTTTTATTGCGCATGGCGGTAAAAGATACTGTGCTTCATGGTGTATTTCGTGGCCAGTTCGCACGGTTCAGGAAATGATAAATCAGTGAGTGTTATTTGTTGCAGAAAGGCTTACAAATGGAGAATATTATTCCGGGAAGAGCGATGAGCAAATTAAAGAAATGCTGAAAGAAAAATTGTGCGATTATTGCTCTTTGCCAGAGAAATTACAAGGTGCAAATTGTTACGGTGGAGAGCCTGTTATATGTGGAGAAAATTATTGTAATTGTTGTAATGAAGCTCTTGAGAGATGGAAAGAAGATGAGGTTGAATGAAAGACAGGTTTTTTGATATTTTTCAATCAAAAATAGATCGGCCGGGATCAGATAAATTATTGGCTTGGCTGGAAAGTACCGACTTTTTTACGGCTCCGGCCAGCACTCGCTATCATTTAAGTCGGCCAGGTGGTTTGGTGGAGCATAGTGTTCATGTTTATGAGCGTTTGGAAGCCTTGAAAGAAATGGAGTTTACTTTTCACCCAGATATGACATCAAGTAGCGAAACGCTTGCTATTTGCGGTCTGTTGCATGATATTTGCAAGGTTGACTGTTATGTGCAGGAACCCAAAAACCAGAAAACATATGATCCGGTCAAAGTGGCGTCTGCTCCCAAGAGGCAGGTAAAGAAAGATAGCCTTGGCGATTTTATATGGGAAACTGTTATGGGTTACAGATTTGATGACAGACTGCCTTATGGTCATGGTGAAAAAAGTGTTTATATCATTTCTGGTTTCATGCGGCTAACTCGCGAGGAGGCCATGGCAATACGTTGGCATATGGGCGGCTATGATGAATCTGCCAAGGGCGGCAACAGCACGCTGAGCGCAGCGTTTAGCCAATTTCCGTTGGCATTGCTGCTGCATTTAGCAGATATGCAGGCTACCTATCTGGACGAAAGTGAAGAAAAACAGATAAGGAGCAAAAAACATGGAAAATAAAAGACAGCGATTGGCTTTTGATGCTTATAAGGTTGCTTCTGAAGAACTAGGTCATGAAGTTGGTAATAGTCGGGTAAGTCTTAACTATGATTTTGATATAACACCAACTGGTGTTATGGTTAGTGCATTCCCCAGCACTGATAATTGTAGTTATCTTGAGCTTTTGACAGCGATTGTATATATTCTGGAAGATTTTGGATTTTTCAAAAAAGGCAACGAACATTGGTCGCCCGTGCTAATTATGCTTATTGATGCAATCAAGGAGGCATATAAGTTTAAAACTGTCAGAGAGGAGACAAAGAAATGCGGAAAAACAGAACGATCTTGTCGGCGGCCGCAATAATCTGTGCCATTTCAGGGTTCGGTTTGGGCATGATTGAGATTCAGAATGAGGCTGAGGCTGCGCTTTTGCCTAATCCACCGCAGGTTGTAACACAGGAAGTGGCTGCTGAGCCAGTGGCAGAGAAGCCAAAGCTTTATACTGAGACTGATGTGGATATGCTGGCCAGGCTTATCTATATCGAGGCCAGAGGCGTTAAGAGCAGAACGGAGCAGGCGGCGGTTGTCTGGTGCGTTCTGAATCGTTTGGACAACCCAGAGAGATCAGGAAATTCCATTGCCGAGGTGGTAACAGCGCCGTTTCAGTTTGATTACCGGCCTTGGGTACCGGTTACGGATGAATTTAGGGAGCTGGCCGTTGATGTGCTGGAACGCTGGCAGGCGGAAAAGATGGGCGAGGAAGATGTTGGCCGGGTTCTGCCGACTGAGTACCAGTTTTTCGAGGGCGATGGGCAGCGGAACCATTTCACGGCTGAATGGAAGTCAGATGAATTTTGGGATTGGAGCCTGCCAAGCCCCTATGAGGATTAAAAAATGAAAAACAAATATCCGCCAATATTAGATGTAACTTGCGGCGGCAGAATGATGTGGTTTGACCACAACAATCCTCTTTGCTTGTATGTGGATAAGCGGGAATTGCCGCCAACAGATTTTGGCGAGGGCAGATTGTTTGAGGTTAAGCCGGATATGATTGCAGATTTTAGACATCTGCCTTTTCTAGACGGTACCTTTCATTTGGTGGTTTTTGACCCACCGCATTTAATCAGGGTGTCAGATAAAGCCTATTTAAAAATTAAATTTGAGCGGCTATCTGATACTTGGCAGGCAGATTTGAAAGCGGGTTTTGATGAGTGTATGCGAGTGCTTGCCGATTATGGTACATTGATTTTTAAGTGGTCTGAAATTCAGATACCAACAAAAAAAGTTATTGAGGCAATAGGACATAAACCTTTGTTTGGCCATATTTCCGGCAGGCAAAGCAAGACGCACTGGTTGGCATTTATGAAAACGCCAAATTGGACTTATGAGGATTGATTATGAAGTATATAGCAAGCTGCTCATTTGGCAAAGATAGTCTGGCCGTCATAATTGAGTGTGAACGTCGGGGCGTGCATATAGATAAAGCCTTGTATTGCAGGATCATGTTTGACGATAAATTATCAGCGGAATGGCCGGAACATGAGGAATTTATTTACGACAGGGCAATTCCGTTGCTAAAAAGCCGGTATGGCATTGAAACCGAAATCGTGCAGGCGAAAGTCAGCTATTGTGATTGCTTTCTTCGGAAATATGAACACAGCAAAAAATATGGCAACGGCGCTATATGGGGCTGGCCAACATTGCACGCGCCGTGGTGCAACACCTATTTGAAAATGGCAGCGTTGAGGAAATGGCAAAAGGAAGTTGGCGAACATACGCAGATCGTTGGCATAGCTGCTGATGAAACAAAGCGGATCGAACACAAAATCAATAAAATTGCGTTTTTGCCTTTGGTGAAATGGGGAATCGCCGAGGCTGAATGTTTTGATATTTGCCGTAGGGAGGGGTTATTAAGCCCAGCTTATAACAAGGGCCGT